TCATTTATTGTTGTCTTGCCCTCTAATTGAGGTCAAGGCTGAAGATATAATCCCTGTAGGAATAGCAATCAAGCCCAGCCCTATTATAAGCAGAACAAAAGTAAAGATACGCCCTCCAACAGTTATTGGGTAAATATCTCCGTATCCGACTGTTGTCAGTGTAATTACTGCCCACCACAGACAATCAAAAATCGATCGGAACGCATCAGGCTGAGCTTCATGCTCAAAGTAATAAATACCCAGCCCTGCAATATAGATAAGCATCATGCTTGTTAATAAAAATATTACGAGCTCCTCTTTTACTGAATACAAAGCTTTAGCAAACCTAAAAGAAGCCTCATTGTATCGAACTAGTTTAAGTATACGAGCTAAGCGAAGAAGCCTAATTATTCGAAGAGTTCTTAGATCTACAGCAAATGCAAGATAGAAAGGAAGTATCGCAATCAAATCAACCAAGCCATAGAAACTGAAAATGAATTTGAGACGCTTCTTTGTAGAAACTATTCGAGCAATATACTCAAGCGTAAAAATGATAGTGACAATTACTTCAGAGTAACGGAGAAATTTCTTTTCATCAGGACTTAGGTCAGGAAGTGTGCCAAAGGAGAAACAAAATAAAGAATAAAAAATAAGTAACGAGATGCACCAAGTGAATACAGGTTTATCTAAAACATTCTTCTCTTCCATGTCGTTATCTGTTCCATATAAGTAAGCGCGCCTTAATTATGTTAGATTTTTTGCTCTTTGTCTTTTTTTAATATTCCCTATCCTGCTAATTTGTGGATTGGGCAAATTTTAAAAATGGAATTAAGAAATAGCTTTCAAATGAAACTAGAATTTGAAGCGCTTTGAAGAAAGTCTGGAGACTACTAGAAAATGGTGCCCAGAGACGGAATCGAACCGCCGACACGAGGATTTTCAATTCTATATTTAATCTAATAAATTCAATAAGTTAAGAGTTTTATTTGTGCCTAATATTAAAATATATTTTCCTTATAAATCAATGGGTTATTTTTTATTGTGCCTATGCTTTTTTACATATAATTGATATTAATTTGAAGCTTCATAAGAAGATTGCTAATCTTTAGTCAGCAAGGATTGCTACTGATAAACACTCTAAAACAACGAAAGGATGCACTTATGAAAAAAGTAGAAATACAACTTCTCGCAGAACAAGCCCTCGGACTTACTCCAGACCAGGCAGACGCCTTGATCGATAACGGGGAAGATTACGACACTCCGTTAAAAGAGCGCTTTGGTGTAGACCTAGAAACGTTTGGCAAAATTGTCAATGCCCTTACCCCGCTTACTCCAGTGATAGAACAACCAAAAACAAACCAACTAATGCATGCTTTTGTTCAGCTCAGAGGTGGGCGAGGTGAGATATTAGCTAAACAGGCTATTCATAATTAAACTGACTAACTATAAAGCCCTCAAAATTGAGGGCTTTATACATTTACATAATGCTCAAAAGCTCGAGTGGACGGTGCTTTTTATTTAAAACAGGGGATTATATCAATAATATCCAAGATTAATTTATGAGCATAAGTAATACTTCCAGCTTCTTTGAATAGCCAGAGCGTTAGTCCTACGAGTGCTAATGCAATAAAAATCGATAACCAGAGCTTACATTTCACCCAAAAAGCAGCGCAGTCAATTTTATTTTTCACTTTGTCGATATTGTCTTTTTCTTCTTTAAACTGATCAGAAAGACTTGTGAAGATATCCGTATACTCAAATTTAATCGCTCTAATATTTGCAAATTGTCCCGATATATTTGCTATCAACAAAATAGCAAGCATAGCTACTGTAAGAAGAACCACAAGGTTTTTTGGGTTATCCATAGTATTTAATGGATCCATACTAATTTGAGAAGTAGCGAACCACAATCCGGCAGGCAGGGATAAAAGCTTTAAAGATATGTTATCGAAAATCTCATGCACACCAGAAATATATTCTGTTCGTTTCTCTAAATACTCTTTTCTAATTTTATCAAACGTATAACTCTCAGCGTAACTGTTATAATCAATAAGCACATCAGCAACAAGTAAATTATAGGTTTGAACTAGATAACCGAACCTACGGCTACATTCAATATCTTTCAACCTAGAGACTATTTGCGCACAAATTAAATGATTCATAGCTTCTTTATGAACATCTTTATCATAAAGCTTTTCAATAGCTTCGACATCAATATAATTATTCAAATCTTCTTCTTGCAAGATAAATTTAAAAGAAAGAGGCCTTTGATAGTAAATGGTATTTTCATTACCTTCAGAGTCATCAATCAGACGTTTAATTAAATCATAAAGCTTATGTGTGTTTTGGTAGTTTTTAAATTTTAAATCACCGCAGCCTTTTGATAAAAATTGAGCTGAATCTGTAAAAAACACCATATCCAATGGCTTTTTGATATATTCTGGATACTCAAGTAACTCATCCCAATTCTTAAAAATAGGAGCGGATGTTTTTATATTTACAGACACCAATTTAATTTTAAAAAGGTATTTTTCATTGAAGTGTTTATCGGATATGTTCTCTAATGGAATTAAACTTCCAACTTGTTCAACCCCATCAATAGAATAAGAAAAAACACCTTTAGCAAGGCCGCTATCAGAAAGCACTTTAATTATTTTTATATTATCACTGTCAAGTTTCATCCAACCGACATGATCCCCATCAGATAAATGACGATCACTTAAAGTCTTAAAAATATCAGAATAATATTTAAGTATATGCTTTTCTGGCTTCATTATTTTCGACTTTCTAATTCTTCGTTTATTGCATTAATTAAAAGTTCAGGAGGTTGAGATATTCTAACTTCATTATTTACAACAAATATCTGCTTACCAACTAGGTCTCGCTCGAAACTCATAGAAAACGCTTTACTTTGAACAAATATTTTTACGTACTTTTTCAACTCATTTTTGTCAATTGATATTTCTTCGGACAGATTATATGTATCTCTTGCTTCTCTTTCGAATTCTTCTGAAAGATCAGGAAAGACTGCGTTAGCTAATGCTTTCAATAATACTGGTTCTTGGTCTTTTTGTCTTTCTATAATAAATTGATGCGTTTTATCTACCTTATTAGAAACTTTTTCTTCATTGTAACCACTTTCTTTAGCGAAGTTTTGAACCGCTGCTTTCAATTGATGTGTCTCAACTACCGCAGCGTATTTATCTCTCTGGCAACCGATAAATTTCTCAAAATAATCTCTAATTTGTGCAGCTCGACCTGTCTTGAACCTTATATAACGAGTGTCATCTCCTAACATCCATTTGGTAAGGTTGATCGATGCTGCAAGATGTAGCGTTTTCAAATCTAATATTTCACTTGGAACCACTTCTAGCGACGTTGAATTTACATCAATACCTTCTGTTTTATTAAGAATCACGACAGCGAGCCATTCTTGGCCTCGGGCAGTGTATTGGTAAAAGACTAAATAACCACCTTTTACTGTCGTTAAATTCTCTTCTGTTAAGATAGCATAATATTGTTCAGCAAACCGTCGAGTAAGTTGAACGAAATCAGAACACGTTTCAGGGGTTTCATAGAAAGTTTCAAGAGTTTGTTCAAATGCTGGTTTAAGAGTGTTATCACCTCTCACTCCAAACTCACCAATACTTAAACTAGCTGTACCAAACAAATTCCTTAGATCGTTTGTCAACTTTTCGGCTAAAGCTTCTGATGTTTTTTCACTAGACCTTATTTTATTCTCTTCAGTTCTAAGTTGCTTATGTAACACCCCTGTACTTTCATCTCTCATTACCACATGAATAATTACATGCTTGATTGTCATACATTCAATCCTTTTAAATCCTTATTTCCAACTTTCAGGCAACGCAAAAAATACTTATTTTCGTCTTTGGCAAAACAATGCCAAATAAAAAAACTGCATAAATGTAACCAAACCAGCATCTACTTCTATGCCTATCACCTGATTTACTTCCTTGTATCATCCATATAAGTGTTGTATTTGTCACCATTTGAAAACATTTTATTGACTATTTACTGACAAATAACGGATTGCCCTGCTAGTCTGGGAGGCAGGTCATTGAGGGAACGAGCATGCAGAGAAAAAGTAGGTCTGACATTCGCTGTGAAATCGCTGACGAGGCGATTAAGGAAGAGAACTACGACTGGCATCGCTCGGTGGCGTTGGCCATCACGCGCTATAAGGCGTGAGGAGATCACTCTATCAGTGAACTGGATGACTTGATTGATATCGTTCGTCGCAAGATCGATGATGAAGAAGAACGACAATCACAAATATAGTTAAAACAGTATCAGGCATTGAAATAGTGATGGCTTTTCTATCGAGCCCTGAAAATAAAATAATCATTTAAGTTCTCTTGGGGCTTTTTTATTATTGAAAAAAAAATCTCTTGCAATGAAATAAATACCAAAAAAAAATGAACCAAAAACATAAAATGTCACAATAAAATCCAATCTTAAAAAACCTAAAATCATTTTATCCTCATACTCATGAATATAACCCAATATAAATAATTTATAAAAAAGAACAAAATCAATACAAAAAAACATCATGGTACTTAATTTAAAAAAACTCCTTCTCTTTATTTCTTTACTTAATAACAACCCAAAGTTCAAAACGCCTTCAGCGCTACCTTTCAAACTACCTTTAATATTCGGAAAAAAGAAATCTGAATCATGTAAAATCACTATTTTAGCACCATCCTTTGGATTCAAATAATCGAACTGAATATTAATTATATTTCTTTTTCCAGATATTGAAATCTTGAATTCATTAGAGGGGGTTGTTGCCTTTATTACTTCATAACTGAGAACGTTATCACCATCTGAAAACTCTATTCTTATAGGGTCTGATTTAACAATGTTTTGCCCATCAAATTCTGCAGTTCCAGAATTCCAAAAAATAATAGTCGTTTTCTTTAAGCGTTTCACCTCTTGATCTTGATAAAAAATAGTAACATCACTAGGCAGTTCACTCTCCTTTTCACCGAGTAATTCTAAGCTATTCATTTGATACACAAGCTTCGGTTTATGCCTAACATATCGAGCTATTAAATAGCCTACAATAGCACTAACAGGAATCCCTACAACACCAATTAACGTACCAACCCAGCCTTGATTGAAAAATGTAAATATCTGATCCACTGGCTTATAACCTCATCAAGTAAAATGTTTTTATAACAACCCAATCAACCCAGACACACCTGCACCTATAACACTACTAACAGTAGAGTTATCAAGTAGTTTCTTTAGCACCCCTTTGGCTTCTTGATCATTTGAAGCCGCTACTTTTTCGACGAGTTCTTGCATGTTGATGGTGACGTTCTGAGTATTTCCGTTACCAAATTGGGCTTGTTGTGTGGTTACTGGCGCATTAAAGTTAAAGGTACTATTTGAGGCTATTTCTTCCTTTTCCGTTTTCATAATTTTCACGCTTCCAATAATTGATAACTGTCCTGACAAACCAGGAAAAAAGCCCAAGGACTTGCGGTCGCTTTTGCCTTCTATGTTTGAAATTAGTTTTTTTGAAATAATATAATCTAAGTGAAGATCAAACATTTCAGTGGGTCTTTTATTGCTCTCACACACAACGACACCTAACTTTTCAACTTCAGAAAGATATTCAGACAATGTAAGGATATCTCCATCATCTAACGGGCTTAACAGGGTCAGCAAATATTCCTGATCAATTTTCATATTAGTTACCTAGCCAGTGATTACTTACAGAAGACACTCTTTTGGTTTTGCGAACCTTAAACTCTTTACCTCTATACTGGGATTTACAGGCATTACAGATCCAATAGTCATTTCCATTTGTCTGCAATCTTATTTTCTTTGTATCGCTATCAAAGCATTTTTGGCAAAATGGTCCATCTTTATTATCGCCCTCAATCATCCAGTAAAAAGGCGCTTCGTAATTTAATTTAGCTTTTTCTTCTAGCTCTTCTTCAAGTTTCTTAACTTTCACCTTTAGGTCCAAGTTCTCTTCTTGAAGCTCAAGCGTCGCTTCCCGAAGCTCCATAATTCTCTCTAGTGCCTCTACTGTGGCACCTTTATCGAGCAAGTCTGAAATGTCTTTATACTTAGGTATCACGTTCCTCATCTCCCGCTAGCCAATCTGACAATTACTTTACTATGTTTTATTTGTCTTTGGTTGTCATTAGATGAAAACATTTTTATTGACTTCTTTTTCCGACCATCCTATCGTTTAAGGGTGTTGGCAAAATCCAACATGAGGTTTTAGCAGACCTGAACTACAAGGACGCACATCACCGCCGCGTCGCGGTTTTTTTGTGCCATAATGCTTGCGTTATGGTGGTTGTGCGTGGGGAGACTTCGGTCTGCCAGGTACCTTGTGACTGGTCTGCTAACCCTGCGTGCAGCCACCACCCATGTTTAGCAGTGTGGGTTGTGGTTTAAAGTCTTAATCACAAGGATTCAAACCATGAATAACGCTATTGTTCGTTCACAGCACCACCACGCCCTTTTTCCGTCTATCGGCACCCTTTCCGCTCTACCTACTCAAAGAACAGGCATTGGCCGTATTGTCGCGGTTTGCGTCGAAAGCGACGAACCACTCTTTGTGCAAACGCCGAATGGCGCCATCTTTTCTATCGGCGGTTTATCCGACCGACAAAAGCAACAACTCCTTACCCTGTTACCCGACCTTATTCATACCCGTGTCCGCTTTCGGTACCGCCAACACAATGCCCTTGGACAAGCGGTCGATGCAGTGTTTCAAACTCTGCTAATCGAGGGCGACACCCGTCACAGAGCCAGCCCTGTCGTGTTTAATAATGGATTTAACAACATGCAAGGAGTACAGCATGGGTAAGCCAGACAAAGATTTAACACAAGACTTTCACATGGATCGCGTGAACTTGGACATCAGCACGTCTGACGAGATAAAGCGCCAAATACACCACATGTCGTTTGGGATCGATGCATTAGATGGGCTAGGAATGATGGCGGCTCATGCCATTGAAGACGACATAGGCGTAACAGGAGAACAAATCGCTAGCTTGTTGAAGTGCGTGGAATACAGTTTATTGACGACGCAAAGGAAGATCATTGCGGCTATAGACGAAAACGATGGTAACACCCACTAACTAGCGAACATATCGCGCTGCAGAGCCTGCCTTTCTTCGATTGGCAGGCTTTTTATTAGGGCGCTGGCGATTTGTACCGTGGTTTGTCGAGGTGGGTTTAGATCATGGGAATGGCTTAACTTATAAACAAAGCTGGCACCACAGGCTTTGGTGTTGGTACATTGGCAATACAGGTCTTTTACCGTCTCGCACAATACGTTAGACGACGTGATCAAGGCTTTGCTGTGGCAATGTGGGCAAATGACTCGCATGGCTAACTCCCCTAAGTTTTGGATATTTTAGCAAAATTAAGGGGATATGACAGTTTAGAAGGAATGAGTTTTTTGAGGCAAAAAAAAGCACCCGTTTAAAGGGTGCTTTCTAAGTGTAATTTAGAGAGACATGACATTTCAGCTCTAATTGCTTGGTGTGAGAGGCCTCTCTATGTATTAATACTAGTACAATCAAGTTTACATGTAAACTTCTACTTTACTTTTTACATGTTATTTTTTCCAAAGCAATAGCCCTTCTCTGGTCCATTTCACCTCAGGGTTCGGACCTTCTTTCGCATAGACGCTGGCCACTACATTGTAGAACTTACCACGGCCCATCTGCTTGTTTGGATGTACGGGGATGATAATTGGGCTCGATTGGTGTACTTCAATAGTTAACACTACTGCTGCACCTTTCACATGAAAGGATGCTGATTTAAAAAGCCCTTTAGGGTTATCTAAAATACTCGGCAACCGCTTTAGTAAAGAGGTCGGTATACCATGGTCAAAACATGCCTTTTCGATCACTGAACCCGTTATAACAATCGGAAGCTCTGGAAAATTAGCATGCTCTACTAAATATTGAGGAGTATCTCCTAAAATCAATACCACTTCTTTCTTAGGTGGTGCACCAGTCATAGCGTCCTGAATGATGGCCGTGACAAGACTTGTGTAGTTGTTCAAACGCGCTATTCCTTATATGGTGCCATATCAATACTGATGATTGGTCATGTAAGCCAATATATTAACACTAAAAAAGAATTTAATTAAAAGTGCAAAGGTCTCACTGGTATTATCACAGATCATCGACTACTTTTAGGTTTCGGACATTCTTTCCATGTATTAAATAAGGATATTAACCAATGACAACACCTCCTACTGTCACGACTATTCAAGAGATTAATGATCAGTACTCTTATGAAGACACGACCCCTGGTGGTAAAACAGATAAGAAGTGGGTTTCATGCGGTCAAGATAGTAATTACAATGAGCTCAAACACATATTTGAAAAACACTTACAGCCAAAAATAGATTTAGGATTATTTACTAAACAAAAGGCATTAAATGCTCTTAACTCAGCCTGTTTTGACTTGAGTTCACCAAGAACACGTACTAGATTCGAGACTTACTTAGAAACCTATCTTGATGTGAAAATTTTTTCTTAAGACATCAAAGTACTTATTAGGTTTTTTTTATTCCTTTTGCACCCCCATCCACACAGGCTCTCTAAAGCTCACTGCGCCAGCACCTATGTGCTGGTTGATCTCTAAAAACGGTTGCTGCAGGGCGCCTATTTCCAGTTCGTGATACACGCGCATTATCTTCTCTATGTCCCCAAAGCCGCCGGTGTTGTCTGGCATGATGCCAGATAGACCAGGTTGCATGCGGTGCATGGACAATATCTCTATCATGGTGATGTTCTTCACCCGCTCGAATTCGTCTTTGGTGCCTATGTCGCCCACGGGGATGATTTGCACCGGATCTTTAGCCGCGGATTTACCAATGTTCAGATACAGCGATCGGAAGTTACCAGGGCCTTTTGAGTCTTGGACTTTTTTCTGTATTTTTGCTGCGGTTTCTTCGTCTAAATCCGCGTCATTAGTGACGAGTATGTAACCCATGTGCGCGCCGTTTATGTAGTACTTACGACGAAATAGCCCTGCCTCTTCACTGAGTAATACCGACTGAATGCCGCCTAGATATTCCGGTAGGCCGTAGATGTCTTGCTTTAAGTCTGGGTTGTTAATCTGGATCACTTCGCCTGGTTTAAATTCGGTTTTGCTGCCGTCTTTATTCAGTTTGAAAAACACGCCTTTTTTACGGCCACGGCGCATGGTGAGCGATGGTAGCCACTCGGTACGCACCACTTTACCAAAGCCATTTTTAAACACCTGAAAGTACATCATGCCGGTGACCACGTAATCCAACGCGAGGCGTTGCATGCTGGCATAGGTCATAAGGGTAGAAGGGACAAACCACTTGAGCACCATGTTCTTTTTAAAATGCAGAATAGAGTTGTGGTGTGGGTTGGCATTCATCAAATCGGCCAAGCCAGACAGCGATACCGGTGGGCGGTAGTACTCGCCCAGAGTATCGAGATAGACGCCGATGTATTCGGATATATGATTATTTAGCACTGGCTCAGGCGCACCAAACTCAAACATATGCGTGGCGCTTTTGGTGGTTTTTGTTTCTTTGGCTGCTGTCATTTTGGTGCTTTCCTAATTGGGTTAATCGTGTTTTTAGTCACTAAAAGCCACGGTGGTTTTGCGTTTGGGTGCTATGGGTTCGTAATTGAATGCGTGCATGATGGCCCAGGCGACATCGGCGTGGCCGGTTGCGTTGGATCGGTTGGCCACGTAAGTGATTTGTCCGTTATCGGTCACTTTTTTGGTGATCATCATGAAGGCTTGTGCAACTTCTTTATCACCGGCACTGAATTTGAATAGGCCGTTTTCGATAAGGTCGAGGGCTTTTAATACGAGTTCGGTTTTGGTTTGCACGCTGTAGGTAATGGGCGTAACACGTCGATAAAATTGCTCTACCAACTCAAATACACCACGGCCAATGCCCGAGACATCGATGCCTATGTGCTTAACGTTGTGTTTCTCTTTTTCTTCTTTGATTCGCGCCGCTTGCCACTGGAAGTTCACGCCACGCCAGGAATCTTTTTTCAGCAGTCGCCATGGATCGCTTGCACCTAATGGAATAGACAAAAGGGCGAGGCTGGCGTTGTCTGTGGTGCGTGATGGGTCGTAACCTATGGCCACAGGTCGGTTGCCAAAGGGTTGGCCTGCGTCTTTGTGGTAATCGGTCCATGTTTCGGTATCGACCATACAGCTTAGAAGCTTCGCTAGCGTAAACACGCTGTTGGCGTCGTCTATCCATTTGCACAGATACTTGTTATTAAATGCATCTGTACTGTTCTCATCCCTCAGTTGCTCTATGTCGAACAGGTCACAACCGCCCTCTTCAGCGTCTTCTATGGTGACGATTTGCCGCCACATTTTATCTGGCCCTATCCAGCCGCCTTTTAGGTTTTTATGACTGATGTCGAACGTGACACGCTTAGATTCCGCGAGCTTTTTGTTGTAGTTGTTGCCGTTCCACATTTCATAAGCAGGGTGCGACGTGGCAGACGGCACAGAGAAGAGAGTACGACGCCATTTCTTGTGTGAAGACATACCTGAAGCCATGTCCCACAACTTCACAAAGTCAGGCATCCAGAACACTTCGTCACAATAAAGATGACCGTGGTAAGAGTTGGCCGTGCGGCTGTTTGTGGATAAAAAGCGCAGTTCTGCACCGTTTGATAGGGTTATTACGCCTTGGCCTTTTAGCTCGACATCAAAGTGCTGCATGGCAAAGGCAATGATGTAGGCTTTAAATACTTCTGCCTGGTCCCGTGACGATGATAAGAAAAGCTGGTTGTCGCCGGTGCGGATCGCATCGTCCAGGGCTTCGAATGCAAAGTACCAGGTCGCGCCGATTTGCCGCGATTTTAGAATCATGCGGGTACGGCGTGTGAGTGGGTCTAACTTGCGTTGATACCAATATTCTTGGTAAGGGAAAAATAGCTTATTGCGGACTTCATCAAGCATTTCTTCTGTGATGCTGGATATGTCGTTTTTTACTTTCTTTTTACGACCACGACCGCCTGACTTTTTCTCGCCTTGTGACTTTCCTTCACTACTTGGGAACTCTGGCGATATATAACCACCACTGGTAATGGCTTTGGCCTCGGCTTGTTTCTTTTCCGCTTCAGCCGCTTTGATTTGATAATCACCAAAGACAGCAATCAGTTTTGCTAGTTCGTCTATTTCTGCAGGGGTTTTATTGTCCTTTTCTGCGAGTAGATTTATTCGTCGTGCCAGGGCTTGTTCGACTGTGTCTGGTGGGGCAAACAAATCCCATGTGCCAGCATCCCGCCAATTGTAGAGCGTGCGTGTCTCTACCCCCGTGTCTTTGGATATCTCCTGAATAGCCCAGCCTTTTATATAAAGCTGCTTTGCGGCTTCTTTTACTTCTGGCGAATACGTCTTTGCCACTTCTAACACCTACTTTTTACACATAACGCTATTTTAGGTGCTGAAATTAAAGAATTAACCCTCTGTCATGAATAGTAATTTCTATTTGTTTTATATAGGAATTTTAAGGAATTAAAGCCTTTGAACGGTGCCATTTTTACACCTAGAATTTTCAACATTAGAGACAAAACGCCATATTTAAGGTGATTTTAAAAACTCAAAAAGGTTGAAACATGGCAAAGCCTAAGAAAGAAGCAAAGTGGTATCGATTTGGTCGCAGCGGCGACACGGTTGACGGTCGCATTATTAAGGAACAAGACATCCTTGATGCGGTTGAGACATTCAATTCTGAATACTACCCAACAAGAATTTGGCCAGACCACAAACGCTGGTTCAACTTGGGCAAGGTAATAGCCATTCGCGCTGAAAAGAACGACGAAGGCGGTACAGATATGTATGGCCAAGTCGAAGCGAACGAGTACTACAAAGACATGAATAAGATGGGCCAGCGCCTTTTCTTCTCTATGGAACTTTGGCCTGACTTCCGTAAATCGGGAAAAACCTATCTCAGCGGCTTAGGTGCGACGGACGAACCCGCCTCAGTTGCTACCAGTGAAATCCATTTATCCCGCGTTGATGAAGCGGTGATCGTCGGTGAATCCGTTGAATCCGCACCGCATTACTTTGATTCGCAAGACGGTAAAGAAGGCGATGCAAAAAACTTGCTCGCAGCCATTGCCAGCTTTTTCAAATCCCAAACCCAATCCGACGATGATTCTGACGACTCACAGGAAGAAACCGACATGACTAAAGAACAATACGAAGCACTTTCAAACGGCCTTACGGCATTAACCAAACGATTCAACATAGCTTTTCCAGAACAGCAGCAAGCACCAGCAGGCAACGAAGCACCGACGATGGAAGAGCAAATAATCGCACTGACAGCCCAAGTAAAAGATCTGACAGATAAGCAAGGCACGCCGCCAAAAGATGAACCTGAAAGCGGTGTATCGAAAGAAGAGTTTTCGCAGCTTAAAACAGCACTCACCACGCTGACGGAACAGTTCAAAGCGGCAACAAAAGAGCAGCCAGGCACAAACGGTGGAGAACATGACGGTGACGGAAAAGACCTAAGCGCCTGCATTTAAGGCACGAAACTTACGTTTTTTCATTCGCTAAATTTCACATTTTATAAAGGAACAAAACCATGTCCGCACCCACTCATTTAAGTGCTGAATCCCGTGCTCGATTAGATCAGCATTTTGCTGATACGGCTGAAGCATTCAATGTCACACCTCGCGATCCATCGGTTGGTCAGCACTTTTCCGCGACACCAAGTGTAGCTCAAACTATCTATGAAAAGATCGTTGAGCACGGCGATGACTTCTTGAAATTAATCAACGTTATTGGTGTTCGCGATATCAAAGGTGAAAAGGTTGGCATGAGCCTAAGCGGTCGCTCAGCTGGCCGAACCAACACCGATGGTGGCATTGAACGTAAACCTAAGCACCTCGTTAAAACCGATTCGAAAGGTTATGAGCTGCATCACACTGAGTTCGATGTTGCGTTGAAGTATTCGAAGATTGATGCTTGGTCTAAGTTCAAAGACTTTGCCAATCGTTACATGAAAATGGTGCGTGCCTCTATTGGCGACGACATGTTGCAAACAGGCTGGACGGGCATTAGTGCCGAGACATTCACTGATTTAGAAGCGAACCCTCTTCTTCAAGATTTGAACAAGGGCTGGTTGCAGATCATGCGTGAATTCAAAGACGGCCAACAATATCTAAAAGCCACAGCCGAAGTGCCTATCGTGTTGGGTAGCGACAGCATTAAGAACCTAGATGTTTTGGTTCATCAAGCCAAGCAAATGCTGCCGATTTATCACAGAAAACGTAAAGACCTCGTTGTCATTGTTGGTGATGACATTCTGAGTTCACAAGAAGAAACCTACTTCGAAGTCAACGGCAACACACCGACCGAAAAAGCCGTGTTGGCAAACCGAATTACTAAGGCGTATGGCAATTTACCAATCGTGTACGCACCGTTTTTCCCTGATGGCTCATTGCTCGTCACACCGCTGGACAACCTATCTATTTACTTCCAGGACACGTCTGTTCGTCGATTACAGAAAGACAAACCTGAACTAAACGAAGTTCAGGACTTCAACTCAGCTAACCAAGGTTATGTGGTGGAAGACGAAGAGATGGCGGCATTTATTGAAGGTATCACTTTGGCGTAATCAGAAGCCGCACACGGACGTGCACCTTTGCCCTACCCGCCTTTGGCTAGGGTCTTTTTTAAACATCGGTGGAGACCAACATGGCAACACTACAACAGATCAAACAAGCGCAAATTGAAGCGGCAAAGAAGGCGGGAAAGCCAAGCCCGTATGCGCCAACCAAGACAACGAAAGTGGTAGAAAAAGCCGTTGTAAAGATGATGGTTGCAGGCAGACAGATGGGCAAACTCGCGGCATTGAAAGTAAAACAGCTAGAAGCCAACCCAGACGCGTATGGCGTAAAGCCAACGATCATTGGTGTAGACATGGCCGATGGTAAAGACAGCACAGCAACCATGATGATTGGCGGCGTAGGCAAGCACTTATTCGAGCAGCTTCAAGCCGCCATGGTAACGGACGTTGCACGTATCAAAACCAAACCTGTGATCGAAGACAAGCAGGCGCTTAAACGTGAGCTGTTACCCAATTATTTGCCGTTTGTGCAGGCGTATGTGGCCGATGGCCATGACTACCCGAACGATGTAGCCGTACAGGTGATGGTGTGGTTGTTCGATGTGAACGACATCGATAACGCGCTGAAAATCGGCATGTACCTAGTCGCAACCGGTAACAACGATTTGCCGCCTAAATTCAGCCGCAACCTACCGACGTTTATTGCTGATGCGATCTACGATTGGGCGAATGATCAACTAAAGGCAGAGCAAACCGCCAGCCCGTATTTAGACGATTTGGTCACCTATATCGATGACGACGCATTGGTTGAAAAGTGGGATTTACACCCCGCTGTCATTAGTAAAAACCTTGCCCTATTAGCCAAACACAAAGAGCGCGAAGGCAAGTTTGCCGAGTGCGTAGCGCTTTGTGAACGTGCTGAAGCCGTGAACCCTACTGGCGCTGGCGTGAAGACAATGAAAGAGCGCGTGCAGAAGCTACTCGATAAATCAGTAGAAAGCAGCGACCAAGAAACAAACGAATAGGCTCCACCTGCAGGAGCTTGGCATGCACGAGGCAAAGCGGCTTTTGGCTAACTTTGTTTAGTGTCTTGCTCTTGCACCCCAATTTAACGCTTTGATGGATTACGGATATGTCTCTAACAGGTAAACCTTCACTTACGACAGCTGCGCCGGTTGCCAATGATGGCTTTTGGCCTGATTTGTCTTTGTCGGATTTGATGAACCGCTACCGTATCCCTTCAGAGTACGCAGACGACACGATCTCTTGGGGTCTATCGCTTGCCTTGGTTCGAGTGAACGAACAGCTGGAGCGAGCAAAAAAAGCGGTTTTAGTAATACCGTTTGAGACGTTCGACGGCTATTTGGAATCGTCTAGCGCAGCTGCTTTAAAAGTGCATTACGAACACGCGGTTTACAGCTATGCCAAGGCGTTTTTGCTGCAGCAGTTTTCTACCATGAACCGTCGTAAAGAAGCCGAGAACATGGCGAAAGAATCCGCTGAAACCGAACAGTACTGGCTAGACGAAAGTAAGAAAAGTGTCGCGGCGATATTGCGACATTTCGTCCCAGGGGAAGAACACAGTACCAAAGCGAATTTCTTTGTGGGGCTGATTTAGATGGTTAAGTTGCAACAAATTACCGCCTTTTTAGTCGGCCTAGATTTGGTGGCTGCAGAGAACATCGATTCATGGGTAGAGAACCCTCGGATCGTACCGCGCTGCAGCATCATTGATGACGGCCAAGTGATTGTCTATACGCAAACTTATGACGCCATGTTGTCGATTGAGCGCTACCCACACACTCGACACCCTGCCGAACTGCTGTTCGCTCAGGTGAGTGTTTGGCTAATGGAAAACGACGAAGACCGATTTGAAAAAGAGCTGCCGATGCCAGCCACAGACGTGGATATTTTGGATAGTAAAACGGCCGACATCGACATCATGATCACGTTTGAAGAAGACATTACCGCCGTGCTCGATGAGAACGGCCCTATCGTCATCGATGGCCAGCGCTATCGACTGGATGACGCGACGATCACTTACGTGAAAGAAGGCGAGATGAAAAGCTGATGAGTAAGTTTATTACGTTTGATGTTCGTGGGGCGCTGTCTCTGCAGAAGCAGCTGGAAGTATTACGAATGCCAACAGCTCTTCGCCGACGATTGCTGTCACGAACAGCAAAAGAAGTGATTAGAGACAGTAAGAAGCGCGTTCGTAATCAGACGGATTTAAACGGCAACCCATTTGAAGAACGCAAGAGAAAGCGGCGCAGGAAGATGTTGACAGGGTTAGCAAAACGCCAAAAGGTGGTCAGGAACGACGGAACCGCCGCGACGATAGGCTTTAACAAATCGAATGACGCCCGAATCGCCGCGAAGCACCAATTCGGTGATGAGCAGATGGTATCGGCCAGCAGCCTACCAAAGGGCAACGGTTCAAAAGATGGCGACGCGACAAGGCGACAAGCAAAAGCTCTGTTAGAAGCCGGTTACAAGATTCCTAGAAAAGGCGGCAAAGGCACTAAGAAGCCGTCACAAAAATGGATTATGGAAAACCTAACGGTGGGGAAAGCCGGCGCTATTTTGCGGTGGTTACGAGACCAGGATGAAACGGCCAAGACTAGCTGGAAAGTGAAATTACCAGCGCGTTCTTTTCTTGGCGCAAGTAACGAGGAAGTGACTCGTTATGTAGAACAAATAATGAACCAAATCAAACAGGAGGTCGTCAATGGCCGTCGGTAAAATTGCAGTAAATGCACTGAACTTAATGCAGGGGCCATTCCCAACCGTTGAGAAATACTTTCTCTTTATCGGTGTTGGCGCGACGAACGTGGATCAAATTCTGTATTTGAACACTGATAGCGATTTGGACGCTGAACTAGGCGCAGCGGATTCGGAATTGAAACGCAACGTAGTGGCAGCAAAAGCCAACGCGGGGCAAAACTGGGCTGCAGCCGCTATTCCGGTGGCCGATGGTGCGCTATGGGATGCAGCCGTTGATTTCGCGATGAACAACAACATCAAAGTCGAAGCCGTTGTCGTATGTACGCCAGTGACCGAACAAGCCCAGCTTACGGCCATGCACGCCAAAGCTATGGATTTGAACACCACATATGGCCGTCGCGCTTTTTTCATTGCCGCTGCTCGTATGATCGATGGCACTCCAGGGACAGGTGAAAGCTGGTCTGAGTACATCAACGATATAAAAGACCTGACCGAGACGCTAAGCGCCTTTCGTGTGTCTATCGTGCCGTACATTTACGACGACGCTGTGGGCATTTATGCAGGGCGTTTGTGTAACGCTCAAATCAGTGTGGCAGACACGCCAATGCGTGTGGCGACTGGTTCTATTGTCGGGCAAGACCAAAGCACCCTACCCACGGACAAGAACGGCATTATTTATTCGAATGCTCACGCCATTGCTCTAAACAATCAGCGTTTTTCTGTGCCGGCGTTTTATGCCGATTACGAGGGCGTGTATTGGTCGGATGGCCAGTTACTGGATGCAGTGGGCGGTGATTTCACCGTGGTTGAAAACTTACGGGTGATCGATAAAGCGGCGCGTATGGTTCGCATCATTCTGATTCAGTTAATCGGTGACCGTCGCTTTAACAGTACCGCAAGTGGTGAAGCCTGGGCGATTCGAAAACTAAGTCGCCCATTGAAAAACATGAGCAAGTCTACCGAGTTTAACGGCATGACTTTCCCTGCGGAAATTAAGCCATACCAAGACGGTGACATCGTCATCAATTGGATTACTCGCGAGAAAGTCGAGATCTACATGGTGGCTCGCCCTTACTCCATTCCGAAGGATATTACAGCGAACATTATGCTGGATCTATCTGACCCTGTAGCAGCGTAGGAGCAGCAACATGAGACTAACAGGCAAAGACTTTGACACGATGATTGGCGATTACTCCGTTCGCGTCGAGTCCCTAAGTGCATCGATCACGGACAACCGCAAAGTCATAAAAGAGAACGGTATTCCAGTGGATTTTACCAACGGCGATGTGGAATGTTCCGGTGAAATAGAACTGAATATCAGAAACTTTAAGTTGATTGCAGCCGCCGCGAAAGACGCTGGTTCTTGGCGTGATTTGAAACCGTTCGACATTGGCATTACCGGCTCTGTTACTGGTGAAAATCAAACAATCGACTTGGATAAATGTCTACTTCGCATTTCTGATTTGATCAATATCGACCCGAACAGCAACGACCAAATGAAGATCAAACTGCCGTTTGATGTGACGGGTCCTGACTTTGTTGTCATCGATGGGACGCCGTATTTAAGCGCCCACGATATACGCGACTTATAAGGGGCTGTACTGATGAAAATCACAACGAAAGCGGTGCTAGACGCGCTAAAAAAACAGGATTACCCAGTCTTTAAAGGAGACTGGAATATCACCTTGGTTGGTGTGCGTTCTAACGATACCGCCGCGAACACTTTTAACGATCGCTTTTTTGTGTTGTTCACGTTGGACGGCAAACAGCATGCCTATGACTTTGCATGCACGACTGATCCTGGTGTGTATTACCGCGAGAACCCTATCAATGTAGATGGCACCGCTTGGCTTATGCCTGGTCACCATGCTGGTTGTTGGGAAATTGGCTATCACCAAGGAAAGTACAAAGCATTAGCACAACGGGGCGAAATGACCGTGTACCGAGACAACAATGGTGATGCCACGTTAGACAAAAATTCACCTACGCAAACTGGGCTGTTTGGCATTAATTGCCACCATGCCAACCCGAACACATTAAGCGTTCAGGTAGACAAGTGGTCTGCCGGTTGCCAAGTGTTGGCCGACCCTGTCGACTTTGCGTTGTTGATGGCTTTGGTGAATAAATCGGCTCAAAAATACGGCGTGCGCTTTAGCTACACGCTGTTAACCGAGGATCAGTTATGAACATTTTTAAGAAGCTTTTGGATAGCGTAACAGGTGGCTTTGTTTCTACGGCGGTAGATACCTTTAAAGACTATTTCCCGCCTGATATGTCGGCTGAACAAATTGCTGATTTTGAGTTAAGAACTCAGAAGCTAAAAAGCGATATTCAAAAGCAAACAGATGATGCCGCCAATGTCGCTGCAGAGCTGCTAACGAGCCGAATTTCTCAGTTAGAAGGCACGGCCAGTGACTTGAAAGGCGTGCCATTCATTGGGCCTCTGGTTTTGTTCTTACGTGGCCTACAGCGCCCATTGTGGGGCTATGCCACTTTGTTTATGGATTATATGTGGTTTTCAGAGTGGACAACGCTAACAAGTAAACAAGAAAGCGCTTTGATGGCCATCAATATTTTGGTGTTGGGTTTTCTGTTTGGCGAACGCGCCATTAAGAACGTTATGCCATTAGTCACCAAGCTGTTTGAAGCAAAAGCCAAATAGCCGAAAAAAGGACAAGACCATGCCGGAAAAAGACCCAACGACCTATTCACTGATCACTTATTCATGGGTGTTCGTTGTAGCGATATATGGAGGAGTTGTGAACTATTTACGCAAGCGACGCGATGGCAGTATTCCACGCTATTCGATTACGGAGTTTGTCGGGGAAATCATGACATCGGCTTTCGCTGGCTTGGTCACTTTCTTTTTGTGTGAAGGGGCAAACCTTGACCCTATGTTGTCAGCGGCATTGATTGCCATCTCTGGCCACATGGGGGCGAGAGCCATTTTTATGTTCGAGAAATATCTACAAAACAAACTGATCAAATAAGGGGAAAACCATGCCAGAAATCATTATCACGCTCGGCGAAGGCGATGACGAAAAAGACATCCGTTTTGACGTTTCAATGGAAGACTACAACGAACTTTTGAACAACCAAGTACCAGGGGACAAAGTTGGCCCTGGCTATAACTTTCTTGTGAGCCACGTTCACCAAGAAGACAAGGCAACGTTTAAGGAGCGAGTGCTGGTCAATGGCAAAACGCCCAACGGTATGTTGGTCATGTTGATCGTTAATGAAATCACTAACGAGGTCACTGGTGATGTGGCCGTGAAGCTAAAAAAGCCGAAAGCATTGCCAAGCAAATAAAAAGTAACGGGCTTGGCCAGATGAGGTGTCTGGTTAAGCATTGGTTGCCTGGTCAAGAGTTTAACGAAACGACGATGGCCGAAGCGCTCTACTTAGATGAGCGCTATTGGGAAAACATGAGCAACGCCGTGGCAAACGGCATAAGCAAAGTTTTATAGGATTGATATGAGCGCATTACAACGACTCGATTTTATCGTCAGTTTAATGGACCGAGTTTCTGGCCCAGCAAACAAGATGATGAAAACGATGGACACAGTGACAAGCAACATCCAAACCGGTTACCAAAAAATTGGTTATGGTGTGGCTGGCTTGTTTTCTGTGGGATATGCGTTCGATCAAATGCTAGAACCGGCAAAAGAGATGCGCACCGCGCTGGGTACTATCTCCAGTTTGGGTGTTGAAAATGCGGCGTTAGAAAACTTGCGTAAAACAAGTATGGCCACGGCTGTTCAATATGGAACGGATGCCACAGAGATCGTGAATGCGTCGTACAAGTTACAAAGTGCGATTTCTGGCTTGACTGGAAACGAACTGAGCATGTTGGCGAACAAATCCGCCATGCTGGCGACTGCCACCAAAGGCGGCTTGGAATCGACCAACGCCTATGTGGGGCAGATGTTTAATATTCATGCTGTGGAAGCCGACGCGATCGGTAAAACCGCGTTCATGGATAAGTTGATTAGCAAAACCGCTAAAGCCGTTCAGCTTTTCAATACTGATGGTAGTCAGATGGGCGAGGCCATGAAGAATATTGGTAAGCAAGCGACGGCGATGAAGGTTCCGCTCGAAGAACAACTGGCCGTGATGGGATTCTTACAAAACACAATGGTCGAGGGTGGCCGATCCGGTAACGCCTATTCGTCTTTTTTGGCGAATATAAGTAAAGCTGAAACCACGCTAGGGATGAAATTTACTGACTCGCAAAATAAAGCCCTGCCGATGATAGACATCATTACCAAGTTGCAGGATAAGTTTGGTGATTTGAGTAAAGCCGGCGATCAACAAATGTTGCAAAAAGCCTTTGGTAAACGAGGGCAACAAGTGCTCGCGGCGATGGCTGGCAGCTTAGACACGTTTAAAGGAAATTTAGAAAGCATCAAAGCGGTAAAAGGCTTGGACGATGTGACCGCCATGGCGATGGCGATTGCCGATCCTTGGGACCAATCCGCCGCCGCTGTTAAAAACTTTCGAATGGAATTTGGCGAGCGCTTATTGAAAGTGTTCTCGCCTGTTTATACCGCCATTACCGACACCATGACCACTCTCACAAAATGGATGGATATGTTTCCACACCTAACAGGCTGGGTGATTAAAGGCGTGGTGGGTATTGGTGTTTTAGTGGGCAGTTTATCCGCCCTATCCGTCGCGGTTGGCTTGAGTAAATTTGTCATGGTTGGTTGGTCTGTGGTTGCGACCAGCGTTGGCTTTATTTGGGGAACACTTGGGAAGGTAATTAGTATTTCTCGCGCTACTTGGTTTGCTATGAATCTACAAGTTGCGCTTTCTGGCGGCCTAATGAACATGCTGAAAATTAACATGCTCACCACTTGGGCAACCATGGCCGCCGGCACCATTCAAACCACCGCGATGACATTGGCCACAGGTTTTTGGAGTAAATCCATGATGGTGGCCTCTATAGGATCAAAAGGGTTAACCGCTGGCTTGGCTTTAATGAAGTTTGGCTTCCTTTCTTCTATTACCGCTGTGTGGGCGTTTAGCGCGGCACTGTGGGCAAACCCTATTACATGGATTGTAGTGGGCGTTGTCGCACTAACCGCTGCCGTGGTAGCCGCTGTGGTCTATTGGGATGAATGGACAGGCAAACTCGTTGAATGGGGCACCGCGTTTCTTGATTTTATCGGCGTGTTTGATTTTGTCGATGGCGTGTTGGCCGTATGGGACAAGATTCCACAATGGTGGAACTCGCTCATGGGCTGGTTTGGTTCATTCGATGTAGGTTCGTTGTTTAGCAGTTTTTTAAGTGGCTTTGGCTTAGTCGATGGCGTGTTAGCCCTTTGGAACAAACTTCCAGAGTGGTGGGCGTCTTTCAAAAATTATTTAAGCGGGATGAATGTCTTTTCGTTTGTTGGTGACTCGATTGATTGGCTAATCGACAAAATAAATATGATCCCGGGCATCAATATCGACACAGCGAAAGACATGCCCAAACCCGTGGCTGCACCTGCGAGCTTATCCAACCAAGCGCCAAAAATGGCAGGCGGTGGTTTGGTCAATCAAATCAGTAACGCGACATCAAACAACAATAACTCCCGCAACGTGGGTGACGTTCATATCAACAACTACGGCCAAGCCATGGATGGACGAACATTTGCCAACGAACTAGCGTTTGCGGCGGGGTAGTGATGGCAGATTACATTGATCTACTTATTACTAATGATGACTTCACGCTCGATGCCAATGGTGAACCGAGGCTCATCTATGACGCGGATTGTATCGCACAAGACATTAAACACTTGATCCGTGAAAGCGGGTTGATGTTCGAAGTGATCGGGCAACGTGATTCGCTTAGCGTGAAGTATCAAATGCAAAAATTAACACTACTTGTAGAAGACGACGTGCGATTAGTTCCTGGCACGATAAACGTAACTCGAGTCGATACTGAGATGTTTTATATCACGGCGACAACATACAAATACGGTGAAATTGGGTTTGAGGTGAATGCATGAGCAATTTTGAAAAAGTTTTAAAAGACTCTGGTGTTCCAATCTCAGAAGCTGCAATTGAAGCGGAATTTAAACAGGTTGTGACGGATTCTGGTTCTCGTATTGCTAACGATTCAGCTTACAGTCCATTTTGGCGAATTGTACGTCAGCTAGTTATCAAGCCCACACTGTGGCTGATTCAAGAGCTGCTGATTAAGCGCGTAATGCCTCAGTTTTTCTTGAAAACCGTTGGTGAGGGCTGGATTGATCTATGGGGCGATTCTTATGGTGTCACGCGCAAAGGTTCTCAAGTACTGCAAGGACGAGTGTTATTCAGTCGCTCTGACGTGTCGGCTGATCTCGAAATCGCTGTGGGTACCAGTGTTTATACGGATGAAATCAATGGCTCTGTCTATCGATTGTTTACGTCTGAAACCGTTACGCTGAAAGCGGGGGAAGACGCTAAGTTGGTTGCCGTTACGGCTGAAAATGCAGGGGCTGCTTATAACTTAGAAAGCGGTTATTACCGACATTGTGATGTTGAGTTAACGGTCATCAATCCTCAGGAGTGGATTGATGTGCTGGGTGCAGACGCTGAAAAAATAGAAGCGTACCGGCTGCGTATTCGCAATGCGTTTAATACCTTATCTCACTTTCATACGGACGGTGTTTATCGCGCTTTAATTTCTGAATTTGGTGGTATCGATGCCGATAAAATTTGGTTCAAACATAACGCCCCTCGAGGGCCTGGAACTGCTAATGCCTATGTATTGTTTGAATTAGATACGCCTTCCGCATCTTTTTTAGAAACTATTAATCGCCGTATTTCGGCAGAGGGTCATCATGGTCATGGTGACGATTTGCGTGTTTTTCCCATGCCTGAAACCCATCACAGCTTGACTGTAATAGTGCATTTGCCGGATTCCTTAATGGATGTAGAGCGCGAAGAAACACTCAGTGGCGTCAGGTTATCTATTGAGGCTGCGTTTCGTTCTAACTCAGCATTTATCATGACCCGAGTGTCACCCTGGTCGCGGTTTTCATTTACGCGATTAGCCAGCGAAATTTATGCGAACTTTCCCGATATTGTCAGCATCAACTTTGATCAAAATGACATTGTTAGCGAAATGAGCGTGCCACGCTTATCGTCTCTTATCGTAACGGAGGGAGCATGACCGCGCGATTCAATTTACCTGTATGGCTGAAGAATGGCCCTGAAGTCACTAAGTTGGCAGATGCCTTTGGCGAGTATTGGGACAAAGTGGAAGGCTGGATTAAAACGCCTTTGTCTCAGCTGGATGCCGAGACGTGTCATATCACTGTACTGAAACTGATGGCGTATCAGCGAGACGTAAATCGCTTTGCTGGTGAACCGGACGACCTATTTCGCAAACGTGTGGCCTTTGCTGTTCAAAATGCCCAGTCCGCTGGATCGCCAAAGGGCTTTAAGGAAATATTTGAGCGCTTTGATTTGCCGTTGCTTGGTCAAATTGAGCGCGACCCAGAGAAAGATTGGGACGTGATAACGCTTTGGCTGGGTGACTCAACGATCACAAAGAACCCTGAACTGGGGCAGTACCTGGTTCGTCAATATGGCCGAACGTGCCGGCGCTATCATTTTTTGCTCGTAGATTTTATGCCCGATTTACATGTGCAAGGCAATGCGGCCAGCGTGGATCGACAGGCAAATAACGCAATAAAAGTGCCGGACTGGGTGTTTAAAGATATGACAGATACGACTCATTTTACAGCATCAAGCGGCTCTGTTGAACGTGTTCAGAGTGTTCCCATGGCTGTAGCTCCTTATGCGTTTCACGATCGCTCTGGAGATCATTCATTGGGATTTTATTCGGCGTCAGTTGAACGCTATACAGATACGATTAGAGGTTTTTAATGGCAGACAATATTAGCGGTACAGTCACCAATGCCGGCGCGCGTTATATCGCTCAGCGATCGGCTATTTTACAGCCGGTTAAGATGAGCCACTTTGTGTTGGCCAACATTCCTGGGGTAGATGAAAACTCAGTAGCTAATGCGAATGCAGGCTTGCCAGCGTCAGCACATATTGTCGGTGGGAATGTCCCCATCGATGGCAAGCCCCGTTATAACAATGATAATGCTGTTACCTACTCATTACTACTAGATCACGATGCGGGTAATTACGACTTTAACTACTACGGCATCGTCACAGATACCGGAGTGCTTTTTGCCTTTCAATACATCCCGACGGTGAAAAAACGTAAAGCGATCGGTCAGGTGATCAATCGAAATCTAGTGACACCATTTTCAAATGCCAAATATTTAACCGGCGCATCGCTGCCTATTGAAAGTTGGCAATTCAACTACGAAGACGACATGTACGAACTACAGCTGTCGACCGTAAAAAATGCCGTGGCACAAATGTCATTGCTGAATACAGCAATGAGCCAACACGAAAGATTACTCAAATTGGAGGGTAAATTATGAGCACAAGTGCAGAGTTAACCGCTCAAATCGGCGCCGCCGTCGAAGAGCTAAACAATGCAAAGAATCGTTTTGAAGCGATACGAGCTGATACTGATCAGAAAGTTAGAGATTTAACAGGGGAGGTTTCTGCTGTTATTAATTCGTTTTTGAACCTAAATATTTATGTCTCGGTAGGTGGTAGTGATAGCAATACGGGCAGTGTATCGAGTCCTTTGGCGACAATAGCTAAAGCTATTTCTATTATTCCTGAAGGTGCGGTTGCGAGAATTTATTTAATTTCTGCGGCGGAGGGTAGCGCAAACAATGTTTACGATGTTGTTAATAATCATGATCTTGGATCTAGACATGTGCTGATAGCGCCGCGCGGTGGCTCGAATGTCACTTTGCGTTTTATGAACGGCGGTTTGTTTAATACTAGATCAGGGGGTTCGATTAAAATAGGTAATCCGAACACGTTGACTATCGAGGTTCATGCGTCTAGACAGCATGATTCTCTAGTTAATCAGTATGGTGGTGATGTCTCGTTCGGTGGTTTCTACGGGACTCCGCTAGTCAATAATTCGCCGCATTTGAAGACTTTATGCAAAGTGAATTTTCATGTTGGCGACAATGCGTTCGGCTCGACATTTGGTCGTTGTAGTTTCATGCGTTTTGATTTATCGCAAAGTACCGAAACTGATTTTGTGCTTTGTGATGTGGTTTTAGGCGGGATGATATTTATTAGTCTTTATTCAGTAACCCTTGCTGGTGATATGGCAATTTATAATCCGGCGCGTCGCGCTTTGAGTATAGATAATGCAAATACAGGTTTGATTTTAACTTATTAGGTGGTGCTGTATGAATGATGTTCAATTAAGTGTTGCGTATGCAGGGTCTACGTTTATAGGCTTTTCTGAATCAGAACTTCTTAAGGCGGGTGTTCCGCAAGATGAAATTAATAGTGTAAAGAAAGGTGCTATTTTATCGCAACGTGAAGCGGCTTACAAAGCGGAATCCGATCCACTGTATATGGAGTGGCAATACGACAAAACTGAAGAAGCAGAAGAGAAATGGCGCGATAAAGTCGCAGAGATCAAAGTGCGCTTTCCGCTAGTTACGGTGGACTAATAGTGTCTTGGTCTCCGCTATCTTTATCCACTCCTGCATCTAGTACGTCGGCACTCAGTGAAAGCATAACTGTTTTCACTGTGTCGCCGTGGACGCATGGCGTTAAAGAAGGGAACGGCAATCATACGTTGTTGTCGTTTCCTAATGCGGTGGATGCGGTGGTTACTAAAGTAGATTCTTCCAAAGCGGTTTTTGCGATCGCTATCACTGCTTCAAACATGACAAATTTTGCACAGCAAGCGGCAGCGTTGAACGCGGTGTTTCCGTTCAAAGAGTTTGAAAAATGGCATCGACATGCACAAGCTTTAATCACACTAGAGTCGGATAAATTCGATTTAGTCGACGCTGTGGAAAGACCGCAAGCGATCGCGATTAATGCCATTCCATCTATCAGCGAACAATCAAAATACGCGATCAGCACAGCAGCTCTAAATGAAGCCAATGCGCTGGCGGGTTCCGACCCGTTAGCCAACTTGACTACATTCCAGTCAAAGCGCCCTTCTTCACCATCGGCTCCAGTTTTATCCGGTGGCGCTGGTTTTCGTTTTTATGCTGATTCAGACATTAAGAATGCGCTGCGAGTTAATCAACGATCGCACGCTTATACGATTACAGCCATGGTGGTTTTTATGGGGTCACCAGCTGAATTGTCTTATTTACGGGAGTTGATGCCCTAATGCTCGCGCTTAATGGTCAAAAAATAAAAGGCTCTGAACTCAAAATATCCGCCACGTTATCACTCTCGGGTGAAGACTTGAGCGGCAGTTCGAGTATGTCAGCACAAGCAGAAACAGGTGATAAGCCTCAATCGCTTTCCATCAATATGGAAATCAAATACTCAAATGCAAAAGACCTAACTAACCTGCTAAACCTTGCGAAGGCCAAGACAGAACGCGGCGAACGAGTCACTTACGATGTGATTAATCATACAGCCGAGGCTATGTCGATTCGTCAAGTTCGCTTTCAAGGCGATATCAGCGTAAGAGAAGACGCGTCTTTTGAACTGTGGAAAATATCGTTTCGGTTGATCGAGCAACGGTCGGTCGCTGAGCTCACGGAATCCAGACAAGAGGCCGTGCCCGTAACAGACCAAGCACCGGCTGGTGAAACGGTTTCAGACGATACAGCTCCGACGGCCGAAGATTTATCAAGCATGGAAAAAATCATGAAGTGGGCTGACACAAAAATAGCCGGAACCAGCGGCGAGGCGCAGTAGCTATGCGCTTAAACCGTGTATTGACCATCAACAACATCAAACGGGACTTAGTCGACGAACGTATCGCGCTGGATTTGTCAGCGCCTGGTCGCGCTGAATTCACGATCGTTGGGGATGACAACGCCATTTCACAAAACCAACTTGTTACCTTTGATTTAGGTTACAGCTCACAAGACGCACTGCAGCGTTGGTTTATTGGTATCACTGAGCAAATCGTTCACACGGGTGATAAGCGAGTGAAAATCTTTTGTCGTGAGTTGTCTAGCGTTCTGGCTCATACATTGCCGCTTAGCTTACGCCATGCGTCTTTGCGTGAAATATTAAAAGCCATTAACGATATCACTGGCGTTAATTTCTCAACACCAGATAAAGACTATGCGACTCGCAAAGTAGCGAACTTTTACAACCTGGGAACCGGCTATCAAGCAATGGCCGCCCTCGAGAAAGTATTCAATATTCCTGACTTCATTTGGCAACAACAAAGCGGTGTTATTTACGTTGGATCATGGGCGGACTCTCGATGGGCCAGCGTGAAAAACATGCTATTGCCCGAAAATCTATTTATTGAACACTCAGCACAGAACAGCGCAAAAGTAGCGGCGTTTCCATCGTGTAGACCAGGTATTCGCATTAACGGAAAGCGCATCAATATTATCGAATTTTCTGGCAATCACATGGTGCTGAAATGGACATAGTAAAAACCATCAAACGCATTGTGAACAATCTGTTTCCTGAAATATCAGCAGGCTATCACTTGCCTATTTTTGCCGAAGTCGTTGGCGTTCGAGAGACAACAAAAGAAGGCGATTTATGCGATGAATTCCGACCACGCTACGCGGTCGACGTTCAAATTCTAAATGAATACGGCGAGCCAGATACTAAATGGCCAGTGCTAAAAGACGTGATTTTGTCTGTGCCGGTTGCAGGTCATGAGATGGGGCATTTTGCATACCCCGATAATGGCACTTGGGTTGAAATTGCCTTTGCTTATGGATCACCTAACCGCCCTTTTATTCGTTCTGTCTTACCACACCGTTTAACCATGCCAGGCATAGAGCGCGGCGAACAGAAGTGGCAACACAGCGCAACGTCTTATCAACGCATCGACAAAGACGGAAACCAAGAGCGGGTAACAGATTTAGAAATACACGACAAAAGTCTTACCCGCGTTATCGAAGCATTAGACGTAATAGAGAAATTTCACCAAAGCACCAAGAATACAAAAGCCAATGACACAGAGATTATTGGCGCGATCAAACGTATTGAAGCTTTTGGCGCTGTGGTTGTGCAATCTGGCGGCGTGATGGATTTATCTGCCGTCGATCATGTACGCATTACGACCAAAGCCAACGCCATTATCAAAGCCCTAGCGAACATCAAAACAGACGCAGCGGATAACATCGAACATAAAGCAGGTAGCAACATTACATCGAATGCCGGCAAAAATATCCAAAGCACGGCAGGCGGTAATATCAGCAACACGGCCAGTGGCGACATAACCGAAACCGCAACCGGCGCAATGGCGATCAGTGGCCAAACAGCCGAAGTGACCGGACAAACCAGTGTAGCGATTAAGGCGCCAAGTGTTTGGGTTGGAACGCCAGCACTAAACCTTGTGACATTAGCAGGCGAAACCGCACAACTCGTTGCTGATTTAGCGGAAATCATTGCCAGTCATACTCATCCAAATGTTGGCCCCATGAGCCAAGGTGGCGCCATAACAGCCGTAAAAACGAAGGTTGAAAAAGTGAAAGCAAATATAGATACGGTGGCAGGGTAGCTCGAGTCTTTTTGTTGACAACAAGCTGACACATACCTTAATTTGAAAACATCAGATTAAAGGATCAATCATGCGACGCCCTACTCAAGAAGCCCCTTTTGTTAAAAGACGTCGAGAGCAGTTTAATGCCCTTAAACCTCAAGAGGAAATTAAAAAAGGAAGGATGCATAGAGTTGTAGACTGGATAGATAATTGGCATGTCACCAGGCTATGTCAGGCTATTGGCTCCTTCTTACTAATACTTACCATAGCTGGGTTTTACTTTGATTATGAAGATCATAAGCAAAGTAGAATTGTTAATGCTTGGCAACTAATTACCACAAAAGCCCCAGGCAACAGCGGGAAAATAGCCGCACTAGAATATTTAAATCATAGAGGACAACCACTAACCGGTATCGATTTATCCACCAACAAAAAAAATGGGGAAATAGGCGTATATTTAAGGGAGGCTCATTTACCTCTCACAGACTTAAACCTTGCTAAGCTAAATAATGTTGATTTATCACGAGCCAACTTAAAATCTAGTATTCTAACTAATGCCGACCTAACTGATGCTGTCCTTTTGTGGGCCGACCTAACGCATGCCAACCTAACGCGTGCCAACCTAACGAGTGCAGTCCTAAGGTTTGCCAATCTAACGGGGGCCAACCTACAGGGTACCAACCTAACGAGTGCCGACCTAACGGGTGCCGACCTAACGGGTGCCGTCCTTTGGTGGGCCGACCTAACGCATGTCAACCTATCGCGTGCCAACCTAACGAACACTCAATTGCAAGAAGCTAATCTAATAGGAAGCACACTATGGCTTACCAAGCTATCAGGTACTAACCTATCAGGTGCTAATCTAACGGGGGCCTCTCTTCGTCGTGCCCACCTAAAGAACACTCTATTGCATAGAGCCAACCTGTCAAGTGCTAACCTATCAAGTGCTAACCTATCAGGTACTAACCTATCAGGTGCTAACCTATCAGGTGCTAACCTATCAGGTGCTAACCTATCAAGTGCTAACCTATCAGGTGCTAACCTATTGGAAGCTAATCTAACGAAGGCCAATCTAGATAATGCCAACCTATTAGGTGGGCCACCGTACACAACATTGAGGGAGGCTGGCCTGACGGAAGTCAAAAACCTAACATGCGAGCAGCTCACACAAGCCATAAACTGGAAACGATCCTACAGAGACAAAGAATTAGCTTGCGGTGCTGACATACCTATCAAGTCCCTAAAATGATACGATTTAAGCTCTAATTTTTTCACTTCGTCACCATTTGAAAACATTTTTATTGACACCCCTTCCCTTCCCCTTCTAGACTAACTCTATCCAGCAAAATCTGGATCAGGTTTCGAACCCTGCAACTTACAAGTGACACATAGGCGCGTCACGCGCTTTTTTTGTGTCTGTATGCTCATGCTTGGCGTACCATTTATGGTAGTGCTGGGGCAGTGGGCGGTTTACTTGTAGCCGCGTTCGAACCCTGTCTTGGCGCTACCTCCACTTTTCGAACGGTGGAGTTGGCAGGAATGCTAATTACAAGTTAAAGGTACTGACCATGGCTAATAACACTAAACTCTCCCCAGAACTCTCTCATTCTCTTCACCGTCAAATGCACCGTATGTCTATCGGCCTAGATGCCCTTGATGGATTAGGCGAATTACTCGCCAACACCACAGATGATGAAATTCCCATTACCAATCAGCAGGCAAGCAGTTTGCTCAAATGTATCGAATTTAGTTTACTAACGACACAGCGGGAAACCATTGCATTAATCAATGATTGATTATTCGGGCTAAGTGATACGGAAACGCTCGTATCGCTTTAAGCCATTGAACAAGGAGAACATTTGATGAGCCAACAACAATTCTTACCCATCGTCGAAGGCGTGGCGATCACCACAGACAAAGAAGGCCGTTTTAACCTCAATGCACTGCATAAAGCGAGTGGGTTAAGAGAGTCAAAGGAGCCCAATAAATGGCTAGCGCTAAAATCGACCAATGAGTTAATAACCGAACTAGAAGCTACCGCAAGATCTTGCGGTAGCTCAATAAACAAACAAAAGGGCGGCGCTAACCCTGGCACCTTCGCCCATGAGCTATTAGCCATTTCTTACGCGGGTTGGATTAGCCCTAAGTTCCAATTACTCGTTAACCAAGTGTTTTTGGATTACAAAACAGGAAAACTGACGCATAAGGATGATGTCTTTGATGTGCTGATAAAAGTAGACAGAATTAAAGACCCAACCTTAAAACGCCTAGCAAAAGAAAGAGCCAATGAGCTGTACGATCTGAACATTCCCCTTATGCCCGAGAACGCTTATAGTGCGGAATTACTGGCGTTCTGGGATGTTTACCACGAAATCGGTGACGCCGTGCTAAACCACAGCCGACAGCCTGACACCATAGCGATTAACCTTGCTCACCTCAGAGAAGAAGCAGCACTGAGAGACATTGAACTGCCTGTTTACAACCAATTAGCGCGCATATTAAGAAGCGATAAACAGCTTTATCGAAACACCGCAGTTAACTCTGTATTGTGGAATAAGTCGGTTCGATGCTGGATATTTAAAAGAGACTGATACCAAAGCCTGCATACTCTGCGGGCTTTTATGTGCCTTTTATTATGTTAAAACAAAAGAATCATTCTTATTTACAGAACAGTTAGCCAGACATCAGACCAGCCCCACAAAATTTTCCAAACACGATCCACGCGCCACAAAATTCACTCCTCCTTGCCTGCGGGTTTTTTGCATTTTTTTCGTGCATTGAAACACCTAAGTGCCAATGAGCATCCGTCAAAGCTAAGCCCCATAAGGGGTTCAGCACTTAATAATCGGTTGGTGAGATTTCACGACATGTAAGATTTTGAAGCGCTTTGACAGCAATAGAGCCTCCATTTGCCAACCTATAAACAGCGATCGTTGGCTCAAACGCTTATATATCAGGGCTTTAAAAAGTAGACAGGTAAAAAACTGTTTCCATCAACGAACAAGAAACAACGCATTTACGTCGTGGCTTATTTCCACTGAGCGCCTATGTGTAAAGGCTTACAGGCGATTGAACCGAGTAAGGCAGCCTTCACAACGTGGCAACAATCGATATAAGTTTTATGCATTAGCACTAACAGATAGACAGGTGCCCTCTTTGAAAAAGGTTACCCCCTTCCCCCTGTTACACCAACCAAATGGATGTAAAGCACCGCTTCTAGTTTTTTGGCCGGATAATTTAGCATTTGTTGTTTATATTCAATAAGTTAGGTCGATATATGAGCGAGTATTAAGGCATAGGGGTTTGAGAATTTCAAAATTTCGGAGGCATAGAGGGAAAAGCGTGATTTCCGTTACACTTTTTTTAATAAATTAAAAATTATTTATATATCATAGTGTTAGAAGAGTTTTTGAAGGTTTTAAAAATGTGATATTAGCGTGATATTGCCGTTACAAAATCACGCTTCTGTATCACATAAAAATCACATCAAATCACACCTAGTGTGACAGTCTTCAAAGCCACGCCATTACTGGGATAGAGGGAAATTTCCTCAAAAAGTCTGTCACGCCATATCACAAAATTATCACAATTTTGAAAACACTCTAACTTATTGAAAATAAAGAATAAAAAAGACATAAAAAAAGCGTGTCACAAATGTCACGCTTTTCCCTCTATGCTTCCGAGAAATGGCAAGGTGAAAGCACCTTTAAAACTGTGCTCTTAAGGCTTATTGATCATTCAAAAATTGCTTGAACTGAGAAATATTGAACTTCATTTGAGTCTCTAACCATGCAGCTTCATCTTCATTCGCGTTTGCCATAAATTCCTGAACGAGGCCAACAATTCGATTGTAACGTGGGTCATCATTTTTATAATCAGTACGCGATTCAGAAATTTCGAGGTGAGAAAGAGGCGTATCTACAAACATTCTCCCTTTTCCGCTCACTAACCAATCAATAGAAACTCCATATTTAGCGTGTATTTCACGTAATAATTTCGCTCCAAGTGGCTTCCCTTCATAAATACTGTTTGTCACAGTGCGAGCAGTTACGCCCGTATCTATTTGTATTTGCTCAGGATTTATATTTTTCTCAGCTAAGAACAATTGAAAGCGATATATTTCACCCTCTTTTTTCTTGCCTATCCATTTTTTAGGTGTTAAATTTTCATTTGTCATCAGTAAGCCCCATTTGAAAACACAGTATAGCAGGAAAATATCATGTCAAAACATGCCCCAAAAACCATCGATAAAAAAAATCCAAACGGCCTTTCTGAACAGGTCACCTTTCGCCACAGCGAGTCAGTAAAAATCAAGCTCATGGAGTTATCCGAAGAACAAAACATGGGCATTGCAGACATCTCTCGCCAGATATTCAACGAAGGTTTAAAGGCCCGTTACAACGTTACTGTAAGAGGAAATCAAGTCGTCGAATGATTTCGATTTAAAGAGTATTACCCAATAAAAAACACCTAAATATTGGTCAAACACCTAAAAAGCGAATAAGACGAATGAAAAAAATACACGCAAGCATCATAGAAAAAGGGCCACTTACTGATAAAGAAGCGGCTGTTTTGCGTTATTTGTGCGAGGGCTATTTGCAGAAACAAATAGCTCTAAAGCTTTTTAGAAGTCACAGCACCGTTGGTAAGCACCTAGAAAGCATTTCTCGCAAACTAGACTGCCACTGCGCCGCTGAAATCGTCTCTACATCCGTTGCCATGGGCATAGTCAAAGTCGAAATACGTGAAAGCGTTAGCACCCCAATTAAAGCCCTACTGTTCCTTTTAATTTTTCACATGATGATTCCACAAGCCGGAAACCGTCGACCTCCACGTCCAATAAGAACAGTACGAGCAAGCCAAATAATGCGCATAAACAGAGAGTCATAATCAATGGAATACGACTTAACACCACAAATCGTTAACCGCTTACAGCACGAATTTAGAATGACCGAACAGGGCGACTATTTGCGTGGTTACTGCCCTGACTGCGGTAAAAAATCGTTATGGACCTGGCGAAACAATCCAGGCAACGTCCAATGCGATCGCATCAATAAATGCGCCTACTCAGAACCCACACATGAACTTTTCCCAGACTTATTTGAAAAGCTAAATGAAAAGCACCCGCCAACAGAACAAGACCCAAACGCCACGGCGAAGGCTTATCTTTCGCTTATTCGTGGCTTTGAACTATCTCAATTAAGCGGCCTATTCGAGCAAGGTAAATACTGGCACCCTCACGGCAACAAAGGCACAGCCACCGTTCGTTTCTACTTAGACGAAGCGAAAACCATGATGTGGGAACGCCTAATAGATGACGTAATCATCACTAACGAAGACGGCAGCAAAGAAAGCCGCAACAAGAATTTCAAAGGCACCTTCAAAGGTTACTGGTGGCAACCGCCCACGCTTAAAATCGAAGTATGCGACGAAATCTGGCTCGTTGAAGGCATCTTTGACGCTATCGCCCTTAATCAAAACGGTATAAAAGCCGTCGCGATCATGTCGTCTGGCACATGGCCAAGCGAATCAATAAAGCCGCACTTAAACAAAGACATCACATGGGTTATCGCCACAGATAATGATTATGCGGGACGCAAGGCGCTTGAAAAACACAGCCAAACACTACGCGATTTAGACGAGAACGTTTCCGCCGCACTTTCTAGCGACAATGATCAAAAAGCCGACTGGAACGACCTTCACAAAGCCGGAAAACTAACCGAACAGCACCTCAATAAATACCGCTACCTTGGTAACTTAGCCCTTGCCCAAAGCGCCAACGAAAAAGCCCAAATCATGTGGGAACGTAACCCAGAGCGCGGCTACTTCATTTTCACATTTAAGAACCGCACCTATGCAGCATCCATCAATAAAGAGGAACATGGAAAAATAACATTATCGTATTGGGCTGCGAGGGAAGGTTTAGACCCAATGGATCTAAACCAAAAGGTATTAGAAGAATTAAGGGAAAAAGCGACAGATTCAATCCGTCTAGAATGCGATAAAACAGCCTTCAGCCAGGCAGTGAAAATGCGTGAAATCGCCACTTTTGGTATGGACTACCTGTATTTCCAGCAACCAGATAACGGTGAAGACGGCCAATACTTCTTTCGTTTTATGCTGGCCAATCACGGCCAAGAGCGTCAAATCGCCTTCACACATAAAACCATCAGCGCGGCCAGTGACTTCAAAAAATCCGCCATGCGCATACCTGGCGCATTATTCACCGGCACCGCGGCAGACCTTGACTGGCTGTACCGTGAATGGACACGTTACAACATCAAAGAAGTACGTACATTGGACTTTGTTGGCTATGACAAAGCAAGCCGAGCATACGTGTTCAACAACTATGCAGTGGAAGGCAGCAAAATCCGCAAACTCAACAGCCAGTCTTTTTTCGAACTCAAAAAGCAAGGTATCAAGACCACGGTCGACATCAAACAAACCCTATCGCAAAAAGAAAACACCGATTGGGTACCAGACTTTAAAACCGCATTCGGTACCAAAGGGCTTGTTGCGCTTTCTTGGTGGTTCGGCTGCTTATTTGTCGAACAAGTGCGAGAGGAATACAGTTCATACCCATTCTTTGAATTGGTTGGTGAAGCGGCTTCAGGTAAATCTAGCCTGGTCGACTTCATGTAGAAGCTATACGGCAAAGATGGCGAATCGTTTAACCCTAACTCATCTACCCTTGCTGGCCGCACACGCAAGATGGCGGAAGTCAGCAACTTGCCCGTGGTATTCAACGAGACAGACAACGAGAACGACGACAAAAACAGCCACGTTAAGCGATTTAACTGGGATGAACAGAAAGACCTTTTCGAGGGTGAATTTGGCCGTGTAACGGGTATCAAATCCCAAGACAACAGCACAAAGAAACCAGCGTTTAAAGCGGGATTGATGATAGTGCAGAACATTCCAGTTCAAGCATCTGAAGCCATATTAACTCGGATCACCCACCTTAATTTCGACACAAGTCACCACAGCCCACAAGGCTACGAAGCCGCTGGCCGACTAAACAGAATGCCCATATCAGAGGTAAACGGCTTCATATTGAACGCCGTGCAATACGCTGACCAAATCATGAAGGCGTTTAAAGAAAGCTTTGCCCGTCATCAAAAAAGGCTAACCAGTAATCCAGACATAAAGCTAAACCGCATCGTCGACAACCACGCCAAAGTCATGGCGTTTACTGATTGCTTAGCCGTGCTTTATCCAGGCATCACAGAACACGACGTAGCAAGCGTACATACCATGCTAGAAACCATGGCCACACAACGCCAGCAAGCACTGAACGAAGATAGCCAAGTTGTACAGCAATTCTGGGCGCAATTTGACTACCTTGATACCAAGCCTGGCTCAGGTGGTTATGCCGTCAACATAGAACACCAAATGAACCACTCTAAAAACCCAGACCAGCAAATCGCGGTCAACCTAGAACACTTCCATAGCCAGTGCAAAGTACACAACTTGCCCTTTATGGAACCCAAAGAGCTACGCAGGCAGCTCACTACCAGTAAAAAACGTCAATACATAGAAAACAGCACGGTGCGATCACGCATAGAAGAACGAACCGTTCGATGCTGGATTTTTAACCGTAAATAAACTAGGAGAATAACCCATGTCCCAATACCAAACACTAGTGATTAAATACGAAGGGGATAAGCCTCCATTTGATACCTTTGCTGAAACCAAAAGTCTCAAAATCGTTGAAATTGCCAACTACAACGTATTCGAAGAACGAGATCAACTCGAAGTAAAAATCGAACTGCTCGAGCAAGAAGTCAAAGACTACGAATACGAAAACGGTTAGCCGCAACAACAGATGGAGACACATTATGGATGATCAATACTTAAACATCAGAAGCCATAGAGACAAAAATGGGCAGCTCTGGTTTTGCGCCAAAGATATTTATAAGCAGCTTAAAGTAACCTGGAGCGGATCAACATTAAGAAACACGCCTAAATCACTGCAGAATTCATTTCCAGTAGATACACCGAAAGGCGATAGAAATGCGGTATTTCTTAACAAAGAAACATGCGACTTTTTACTCGCTAACAGGAGGGCGAAACGATGATTATTGAATATGAAAAGCTTAAAGAAGTGGTTGGCGGCACATCGATCGAAGACGTAGCAGCCCGACTCAGCCAAGCAGGTATTCCTTATATTATCGGCAAACGCGGTAGGCCCTTCACAACAGAAGATGCGCTAAACCATACAATGGGATTAAGCAGAGCCTCACTTCCTCCAACCGAAAAAATGACCATAGAAATACGCTAATACAATGCCTAAGAAAAACAACAAATGGCCAAAATACGTCCGTGAAGTAAACGGACGTATTGTTTGGCGACCAAGGATTACTGCAGAAGACAGAACAGTTGTCGACGTAGACAGCCACGGCTTTTTAAAGCCGCCTGTTCGACTAGGATCAACAAAGGATTCAGAAGCAAGAATACTAGCGGCTTACCTTGCAGCGAAAGCGAGCCTCACAGCACGCACAGGCGCCGATAAGCACACATTAAAGTGGATCGTAGGCCAATACCTAAACTCCAGCCAGTTTAGAGCTCTCGCGTCGACAACGCATCATAGAACCAAATCTCTTGTGAAAGTGTTAGAGCACCCTATTGCCGCAAATGGAAAAGACATCACATTCGGTGACTTGCCTATTCTCAGCATCACAAAACCCATGGTTAGACGATTAGCAGACAAACGTCTGGCGAACATGATAGACGACGGGCTAAAAGGCACATCAACCATCAACCAAGAAATATCATTACTTCACTCTGCTACCAGATGGGCCATAGAACACATCGACAACCTCGGTATCACGGACAGCCCATTTAAAGTGAAGAAATTCAAAGTCGACGAAAACGAACGCTACGTCACCGACGAAGAATATGACATTCAATATAAAATCGCCGCTGAACTGTCAGAGTACCTACCCTTCTTTTTTGAACTCACGTACCTAATCGCCTCAAGAGGCATAGAGACACTAGACCTAAGAACGTCACACATAGACCCTGATCCCATTAACGGCGGCATTTATGTGGCTAGACGTAAAGGAAGTAAAAACAACTTCATTGAATGGTCAGATAGACTGTACAAGGCTTATCAGGCCGCTGTCTCAATGCTAGAAAAACACAAAGCCAACGGAAGAGACGTACCCTTGATCATCAGCTCCACGGGACACAAACTAAGCATGAGCGGCCTGAGAACCGCCATGCATCGCTTAAAAGAAAAAATGGAAGAACGAGAGCTAACCAATATTTTTTGGAGCTTGCACCTTCTTAAATCAAAAGGCGTGTCTGACGCGGAAAGCGACCACATCGCGGGTCACAAAACAGAAAGAATGAGAAACAAATACAAGACGAAAATAGAAAGGCATAAAGCGGCTAGGTAGCCGCTTTATCAAAGTCATATACCAATACCATAAACAATTATTTTTTGTTCATTTTTCCTAAATCAATATAGCTTTGTATGCTGAGCACCCCAAGTTCTGTAATATCGCCAAAAGCATCTACATAGTTAAGAGACAGCAATGCATCCATCACATCTGGTGGAGTATTTCCTTGAATAAGTCCGTCCTTGAAAGTTTCAATATTTGCACAACCCGCACAATACTCTCTGATAATTTTTTGGGCATGTGATTTCGAGGAAAAGTAATGACCAGATAAATCCCCCCTGTGAGCTAAAGAACGCCACCCTGCGCCTAACGCGACATCACCAACACCATGGGCTCGTTGATTATTTTTCTCTAGTACACCTTTCACATGCTTTATTTGTTTCTCATAACCTGAAAGCTTTTCAGCCATAAAAGCCAATGCCTCTTCCCTTTCTTGCAGCTCCTTCTTAAAAGTTGAACGCTCTTCGTCAGTCATATCCGCTTTCTGAATAAGATCATCAATGATCTTATCTTTTTCAGCCTTAACCCTTTCAACTTCACTTTCTTCTTCTTCAATTTCATCTTCTAACACTTGTTTTTTCTGTGCTAGTTGAAAGATACGCTCACTAACCGAAGTACCATTGTCTTCGATATTTTTAAGACGCTCACCAAAACCCGCTTCAATTTTCGCCAAAAGCTGAGAAATATCTTTGGTGAATTTATTGGTGTTATCGTAGAAGGCATTACTGCTATCGGTGGCTTTGAAGTAAAACATTGCAGCAAGACCGACTGAAAAGAAACCAAGCAAGAGTGACAAAAGAGTTGGGAAATCAACCGTCAACGCTATGGGGGTTTGATACACTTTAAAAGAGAACACGCCCACTATGACAAGGGTAGAAATGGCCTTTACCCATTCCCATAGGTTGAAGCCTTGTTTCTCCACTGCTTCCTTTGGTTGTTTTATCTCTTCTTGCTTGTCCATCGTTGCGTAAATTCCATCAATGTTTGAAGTGACTATTATCATCTTGCATTTGTCACCGTTTGAAAACATTTTATTGACTTCTTTTTTGTACCATCCTATCGTTTAAGAGTGTTGGCAAAATCCAACATCAGGTTTTAGCAGACTTGAATCCAAAACGACGCACAATCCGCCGCGTTGCGGTTTTTTTGTGCCATAATGTTGCCTTTATGGTGGCTGTGTGTGGGGAGACTTCGGTCTGCCAGCTTTCGTTTTGACTGGTCTGCTAACCCTGTACGCAGCCACCACCTATATTTAGCAGTGTAGGTAGTGGTTTAAATGTATCAAAACGAGATTTAAACCTATGACTAATTCAGATAATTCCCCATCCGATACCAATACACTAGATTTTGATCTATCCCCTTCCGCTCGCTCCACCATCACAAAGCAAATGCATTGCATGAGTTATGGTCTAGACGCGCTAGATGGACTTAGCTTAATACTGGCCGATTCAATAGATAACGATACTGGCACCACAGGTGACCAAGTAACAGGCCTACTAAAGTGCATTGAATACAGCCTTTTAAACAGCCAAAGAAAAATCATCAAAGCATTACAAGAAGATAAGGGAGGCGTGCACTAA